TGGGCGAATGGAGCCACGAACCGACCTCGTATGCCTACCAGTGGCAGGGTGATGGCGAGGATGTCGGCACTAATTCGGCCGACTACACGCGCACACCGGGCGATGTGGGCAAGACCGCGACCTGCACCGTCACCGCGAGCAATGCGACGGGTTCCACGACAGCGCCGCCCTCGAACGAGGTGGTGGTGACATGACGCCGCTGTTTTATAAGGGCGTGACGAAGTTTTCTGGCATGCGCCGTTATGTCGTCCACTCACGGCGCTCGGACCATGCCGGTCCTGATGATTGCGCAGATCGTGCTGGCGCTGATCCTGCTGCTGGTGCTGCTGTCCTACCTTCTGCCGCTGATCCACGAGCCGCCGTTGCTGCGATGATGTCCAATACCCTGCTTAGTATGTCGATGGTGCTTGCCAAGGCGATGGTCATGGTGGAGCGCGCCATCCCTGGGCCGTGCGAGATCACCGCTGACTTCCGCTTCCCGACAGTCGCTCTCACCATGAGCATCGATGACTTCACTGATGAGTATCTGCGGCCCGCTATCGACACCGCGATGGAACACAAGCGCCAGCTAACGCATGTCGGCAAGTTTAGGCGTACAGCGATACCCGATGACATGGAGTGTTGCGTCGCGCGTCGCGGCATCGCCGCCCGACTCCGGCGCTGGTACGACATCGACACCGATACGCTGCCAACTCGCATTGAGATGCGTGTGAGGCCGACCGAGTGAACCCAACCCACCCGCAAGGCCAGGAAGCCGCGCGTCGGGTCTATGAGGCGGTCAAGGACGGTGGCCTCGCGTTCCCCGAGGACGCCATCATGATGCTCAGCTACCAGCTTAGCCTGGAGCTGCGCCGGCTACCGGAGAAGCAGCGCATGGCCGAGGCGCTGCGCGTGTCGCGCTGCATCGTCGCTAATACGAAAGAGAGCCTGGACTGATGGCCCGCACCCGCGTCCGCGCCGGCGACGCCGAAATCCTCCGCGAGGCGAAGGATAGGTTCGAGCGCTGCGTTGCCTGGGAGACACAGGCCCGACAGAACGCGCTCGCCGATGCCAAGTTCGCGGCTGGCGACATTTACAACCTGTGGCAATGGGACGATAGCGTCAGGGCCGGGCGTGGCAACCGGCCGTGCCTGACTATGAACAAGGTGCGCCAGCACAACCTTCAGATCGTCAACGATGCCAGGCAGCACAAGGCGCAGATCAAGGTCACGCCGGTTGGCGGACGTGCCACCTATGAGGCGGCGCAGGTATTTTCCGGCATCGTGCGGCGCATCGAGTATCAGTCCAAGGCGGTAGACGCCTACAGCACGGCAATATTCCATCAGGTCGAGAGCGGCATCGGTTACGTGCGCGTGCTACTCGACTACGCCGATGAACAATCCATGGACGAGGAGATCTTCATCCGCCGCGTTGCCAACCCGCGCAGCGTCTATCTCGATCCAGACGCCAAGGACTACGACAAGAGCGACATGAATTTCGCCTTTGTGTTCGCCGACATCCCGCGCGACCGGTTCGAGGCTCAGCACGGCAAGGAGGAGGCACCCGCACCCGCCACGCTCGACCATCCCGACGGCTGGAACGACAAGGATCACATTAGGGAAGCGGAATACTGGCGCCGGACCGACGAGAACGACACGCTGCACAAGCTGATCGATGGCACCGTGTTCAAGGAAAGCGACCTCGAGGACGGCGAGATGGACCGACTAGAGCCGTTCATCAAAGCATCGCGCGATATCAGCGAGCCGACGATCGAGTGGTTCCTGCTGCGCGGCAATCGGGTGGCCGAGCGCCGCGAGTGGAAGGGGCGGTATATCCCGATCGTGCCGTTCATCGGCGAGGAAACCGTCATCGAGAACCGCATGGACCGCAAAGGGCACACCCGCGCCCTGATCGATGCGCAGCGCATGTATAACTACTGGAACAGCGCAGCGGTCGAGCACGTAGCCTTGCAGACCAAGACGCCGTTTATTGCCTCGCTGCGGGCGGTCGATGGCGTGCAGCAGGAATGGGACCAGGCCAACGTCAGCAATAAGGGATATCTGCCGTATAACGACATCGACGAGACCGGCAGGCCGATCGAGCGGCCGGAGCGCTCGCAACCGCCAGCGATGGCCGACGCCTACATCAAAGGCATGACCATCAGTCGCGACGATATGCTCATGGTCTCTGGGCAATACCAGGCGGAATTTGGTCAGCCGTCCAATGAGCGCAGCGGTGTGGCGATCGACGCCCGCCAGCGGCAGTCGGACAATGCCACTGCGCACTATGTCGACAACCAGGCCAAGGGCATCCGGCAGGTGGGGCGGATCGTGCTCGATCTGATCCCGAAGGTGTACGACACCGAGCGTGTGATGAAGATCATGGCCGAGGATGGCACCGATTCCGACGTGCATCTCGACCCGAACGCGCCAATAGCCCATCAGCACGTCGCGATGACACCGGGTGGCCCGCAGCCGATCACGCCAGGGCAGGCGAAGCAATCGGACGACGACGAGAAGAGCCCGCTGGACGTGCGGGTTATCTTCAATCCCAACGTGGGGCGCTACGACATCGAGGCGGATGTCGGGCCGAGCTATGGGACCAGAAGGCAAGAGGCGTTCAATGCGTTCAGCCAGATCATGGCGCAGAACCAGGCGGCATTTCAGGTGGTCGGCGACTTCTGGGCACAGAATGCCGACTTCCCGGGTGCCGATGAGCTCGCCGACCGGCTGAAGCGCGGCCTGCCGCCGCAATACAAGCCCGGCCCCTCGCCGCAGGAGCAGCAACTCCAGCAGCAACTGCAGCAGACCACGCAGACCGCGCAGCAGATGTTGCAGAAGGCGGATGCCGAGATTTCCATGCTCAAGGCGATGCACGTGCATTTGCAGGAGGAGATGCAATCGAAGCACGCCGACACCGCGATTGATGAATACAAGGCCGAGACGGATCGGTTGAAGGCGGTTGGCACGATTGATCCGGTGGCACTGCAGATGATCGTGCGTCAAATGGTCGCGGACATGCTCGGGACCCAGATTGTGCATCCGCAGGTGCTGGCGCACGCGCAGGATCAGTCCGAAATCCAGCAGACGCTAGCACCTCCACCGCCGCCGGATGGCGCGAATGGCGCAGGTGGTGCGCCGCAGCCGTCCAACGGCGCGGGAGCGGGGCCATGAGCGACGCTGAGATGACGCTGCCCGAGGCGCTGGCCGAGATCGAGCGGCTGCGCACCAGCCTCGCCCGCTTAGCGGAGGCGCACGCTGTCGCGCTCGGCAAGGTAGGGCCGCAATTCGAGCCAGCCGACGAGCCGTTCACCGTGACCCACAACGTCCCCGGCAACGCGCCGACCTAACGCCCATCAACCAGGAGAACGTGCCATGTCCGACATCCTCGACCGGCTGTTGGGGCAACCCCACACGACCAGCGAGCCGCCCGAAGTCACCGCCCAGCGCGAGGCCCTGATGGCCGACGTGGCGCTGGAGATCCGCCGCCTGCGCCAGATCGTCGGCGAGCGCGACGCCATCAAGGCGCTGGCGACCCAGATGCGCGCGGCACTCGATGCCTACGATGCCTCCCAGGAGAAGGCCGAGGCGCAGGCTGAGAAAGACGCGGCAGCGGCAGCCAAGAAGGCCGAGCAGGACGCCAAGAAGGCTGAGAAGGCCGAGGAAGCGCAGCACACGTCGCAACAGCATCCACAGCAGACGCAGAACCAACCGCACCGCTAATCAGGCCACACCATGAGCGACACCGAGACGGCCGTCCCGCAGGACGCGTCCGAACCTGTCATCACCGGCAGCACTGAGGCACCCCCGCCGGCACCGGCAGAGACCGAAGCCGGCACTGAGACCGCGGCCGAGCAGGAGACCGAGGAACAACCGCGGCAACGGCGTGGCGACCGGCGTCTTGCGGTGCTGGCCGCGCAGGCTCGTGCGGCACAGGACCAACTGGCACGCCAAGAGGCTGAACTGTCGGAGCTCCGGCGACGTGTCGGCCCTATGCAGCCGGAGCAGCCGCAGATCCCCGCAGAGTGGCAGCCAGTGATCGAGCGGGAGGTCGAGGCCAGGACGGCCCAGCGCGCCGCTCAGGCGGCCCGTGAGGCCTTCCACGCCGCTGGACGGGCCGAACATGCCGACTGGGCCGACAAGTGCCAGAGCCTCATCGACATGGGCGCAGATCCCCGCTTCGCCGAACTGCTGGTGGAGACCCAGGACGGCCACAAGGTCGCCGCCGCCCTTGCCGACGAGCCGGAGGAGCTCGAGCGGATCGCGCGCATCCAGAGCGACCGCGGCCGGGCCGTCGAGTTGGGTAAGTTCGCCGCCCGGCTGGAGAACAAGCCGCCGCCGCCGAGGCGGGCACAGGTAACGCGGACGCCAGCGCCGATCCGGCCGGTCAATGGCTCGGTGAACGTTGAGGCGGACCCGTACCGGATGAACCCGCAAGAGGCCGTTGCCTATTACTCGAAGCAGGACATGGACAGCAGAAGGAGGCCGTGATGGCCGAACTGGCACACCCCAAGAGTATCACGATCCGCAACCAGGACGCCTACGAGCGCGCCGACAAGGGCCGCGGCGAATGCGCGCCGCACGATAGTGGCGGTCGCAGCAACGAGCACAAGCCGACGATCAGCAGCAGCGCCGCCAACCGCATCACCAAGGCTAAGTGATGCCACCAGTCTCCAAAGCACAGAACCGCCTCATGCAGGCGGCGGCGTCCGATCCCAAGGTCGCTAAGCGCACCGGCGTGCCGCAGTCCGTGGCGCGCGAGTTTACCTCCGACCTGAAGAAGGGAAGCGTGAAGAAGCTTCCGGCCCGCAAGAAGTAGCCGTGCCGGCGCCTTCGCGGAGGCGTTAAACACCGCTGGACGTGCCTGAACCTGTACGCGGCCGGGATGACGCCGCTGGACGTGCCTTACCTCTGTGCGGCTGGGCTTCCGATTTGCGCCGCGGAGGGTGAACGATACGCCCCGAGAACGCTCTGCGTGAGGGGCAATCACCCGCAATCCGCGCGCAGGAAGCCCAGCCATGGCTACGAATGCCACGAACTCTGTACTTACCATCAACATGATCACCGCGAAATTCCTGGTGATCCTGCATCAGAAACTCAACTTCGTCGGCTCGATCAACAGGGAATACGACGACAGCTTCGCCAACTCCGGCGCCAAGATCGGCAACACGCTCAGGATCAGGCTGCCGGTCCAGTATCTGGTTAATAACGGCGCCAACCTCATCATGCAGAACACGGTGGAGAACAACACCAGCCTGACCATCTCCACCCAGAAGCACGTCGCATTCTCGTTTAATACCGCCGACCTCACGCTTAGCATCGACGACTTCACCAACCGCTACATCGAGCCGGCCGCCACCGTGCTGGCCGCCTCGCTCGAGAGCGACGCCATCCGCCAGTGCTACGCAGCGGTATGGAATGAGACCTCAGTCACCGGCGCGCAGACCTTCAAGAACGTGCTGACCGCCCGCAAGATCCTGCTGGACAACCTCACGCCACAGTCGAAGCAGTGGCAACTGCGTATCAACACGCAGGACAACGTCGACATGGTCGATGTCCTCAAGGGCCTGTTCCAGCAATCCACCCAAATTGCCCGGCAATACACTGACGGCGTCATGGGCCTGTCGGGCGGCTTCGAGTGGGCAGAAAACACCCACTTGAGCCAGTTCACCGCCGGGGCCCGCTCCACCGCCTACGTGCTCAACGGCGTGCCTGCCTCGGGTGCCACAAGCGCAGTCGTGGCTACCGGCACCGGTAACATGGCGGTCGGTGACACCTTCACCATCGCGGGCGTGTTTAGGGTGCATCCGGAGACCAAGATCGCCACCGCCACGCTACAGCAGTTCGTGGTGACGACCGCCTATACGGGCGGTGCAGGCACCATCAACTTCGCGCCGGCCATGGTCTATGATGCGACCAACGGCTACCAGAACGTCTCCGCCGCTCCGGCCTCCAACGCCGCGCTGACCTTCACCCAGACGCTCAGCACCGCGCACGGCATGAGCCTCGCCTATCACCCCGATGCGTTCTGCCTCGGCACCGCGGACCTGGTGATGCCGCAAGGTGTCGATATGGCGGCTCGCGCCGTGAAGGACGGCATCTCGTGTCGCATCGTGCGGCAGTACGACATCAACAACGATTTCCTGCCCTGCCGCGTCGACATCCTCTACGGCGTGAGCGCGATCCGGCCGCAACTCGCCTGCCGCGTCACCGCTAACTAGCACCTTCAGCGCCGGCGCGGCGTTTCCTCCCCAATCAACCCTCGCGCCGGCGTCCTTTTCAGCACAGGAGAAGCGTCATGGTTACCCGCGTTTCCTACCCTACCGGTCAGGTGACTGCGTTCAGCGCCGGTGTCGGTCTCAGTGACGTTTCTCTGCTGGCCACCGGCAACGGCTGGTCGGCAGCCTCTCTCACCGCCCATGCTGGCGGCGGCCAAGCAGCAGCGACGCCCCTGGTGAGTGCGATCAACCTGATCGCGGTCTGCGCCACCGCGGGCGACAGCGTCATCCTGCCGCCGGCCATGGGTGGGCAGATGATGTGGATTGCCAACGGCGGGGCTGCGAGCGCGCAGATCTTCACCGCTCTGGGCCTTGGCGGCACGATCAATGGCGTTGCCGGCACCACCGGCATCGCGCTTGCCGCCGGCAAGAACATGACGCTGATGTCGCCGATCCTGGGCGCCTGGTTCAGCGTGCTGTCGGCCTAAGCCATGCCAGGCCTCCACACCGTCGGCGACCTCATCGCGTTCTGTCTCAGAACTAGTGGTGTGAATGGCATCGGCCAGACCCCGCAGGCCGAGGACGCCAACGACGGCCTGATCATCCTGCAAGCCACCATCGCCGAGTGGCAGGCAAAGCGCTGGCTGGTGCCGAACCTCGCGGAGCTGTCGCTGCTGTCCACAGGAGCTGCCAGCTACACCATTGGGCCGGGCATGAACTTCGACGCGCCGCGGCCAGATCGCATCATCAGCGGCTACTTCCGTATGACCTACACCTCGCCGCCGCAAGTCGACATCCCGATGACGATCATCAGCTCGCGCGAGGAATACAACAAGATCGTGCTGAAGGGCATGTCCACGTTCCCGGCCACCCTGTTCTACGACAGCGAATGGCCCACCGGCGTGCTGTATTTCTGGCCGATCCCGCCAGCCGGCATGTTCTCGATGCATCTCACCGTGAAGGCGGCGCTGCCGGTGTATGTGCAACTCACCGACCCGATCAACCTCCCGCCCGTCTACATGAAGGCGCTGATCTACACCATGGCCTGCGAACTGGCGCTGCAATATGGGCTCGATCCACGACCGGGACACGCCGCGGCAATGACCGCAGGCATTCAGGCCATCAAACTGGCCAACAGCCAGATTCCTGAGTTGCCGATGCCGGTGGCGCTGATCAACCGCCGCGGCGGCACCTCGACGGCAGCCGGCGCGTCAGGCGCATTCAACACGGGGTGGTGGTAAATGCCGCGCATCGGCCTCACCGGCGGTGCTTATGTCGCGCGTAGCCTGATAGCCTCGGCGCAGCGTCAGGTGAACCTATACACCGAGCCGATGTCGGAAAAGCAGGAGGAGCCGTCCGCGTCCGCACTCTACCCGACCGCAGGGCTGCGCCTGCTGCTCACCCTGCCCCAAGGCCCGATCCGCGGCGCCCGCCAATGCACCAACGGCAGCGTCTACGTGGCGGCCGGCTCCGGCGTCTACTACATCGCTCCAGACGCCTCATACACCCACCTCGGCGACATCACCGCCGGCAAGCGCACCCCCGTCAGCTTCAGCGACAATGGCAACACCGCCGTGCTGGTCGACGGCACCCCGAACGGCTGGCAGATCGACCTCGCATCCAACACCTTCGGCACCCTCGGCAGCGCCACCGATGACCCAGACGGCATGTTCAGCGGTGCTGATCGGGTGGACTATCTCGACACGTTCTTCATCTTCAACAAACCCGGCACGCCGCAGTTCTACATCTCCGGCTCGCTGGCGGTGACGTTCGACAGCCTGGATTTCGCCAACAAGGAGAGTTACAGCGACCTGCTGGTGGCGCCCATCGTGTCGCGCCGCGAACTCTGGCTGATCGGCTCACAGACCACCGAAATCTGGTACGATACCGGGGGCACGTTCAGCACCACCGACTCGATCGGCGTGGCGAGTTCCTTCCAATTTACCCAGATCCCGGGGGCCTTCATCGACCGCGGCGCGGTGGCGAAATACTCGCCCGCCGAGAGCGACGACGTGGTGTACTGGTTCACCGCTGACCGCTCCGGCGTCGGCACCGTGCTGGCAGGTAGTGGCTACAAGGCACAGCGCATCAGCACCTTTGCCATGGAGGCCGAGTTCGCCACCTATCCGCGGCTCGATGACGCGATCGGCTTCTGCACCCTGATCGGCGGCCACAGGTTTTATACGCTGACGTTCCCCGTTGCCGACAAGACCTGGGTCTACGACATTACCACCTCGCTGTGGCACGAGAGCGTGTGGCTCGATACCAACGGCTGGGAGCACCGGCACAGGGCGAACTGCGCGTTTACCGCCTATGGCATGGTGTGCTGCGGCGACTGGGAGAACGGCAACATCTACGCCTACGACCTCTCGGTGTTCACCGACAACGGCCAGCCGATCAAGCGTCTCCGCCATTTTCCCCACACGCTGAAGGACGGCAAGCGCGTGTTCTACCGACAGGTGCTGCTTGACGTGGAGACCGGCACCGGCGGCAACCAACAGCCGGAAGATCCGCAGGTGTTCCTGGCTTGGTCGGATGATCGGGGGCACCTGTTTGGCTCGCCGGTGGGGCAGACCATCGGGGCATCCGGGGAATATCTCACGTCTGTCCAGTTTCAGCGGCTCGGCATGGGCAGGGATCGCGTGTTTCAAGTGCAATGGAGCACGCCCTACAAGACCGCGCTACAGGGCGCCTGGGTCGATGTCGCAGTGGCGCAGAGTTAGGGAACAGCATGGCCCTCGTTGCCTGTGACGGGTTCGACCACTACGCCACCAACGGCGGCCTTACGCCTGCTCCGACGGATATCCTTGCGCGCCGTGGCGGCGGCATTCAGTGGAACTCACAAGCCGCCGTTGGATACGTCACGCCAGGGCGCAACAGTTTCGGTGGCGCGATCGAGCTTGCGCAGGACGGCTATCTACGCGGCACGCTCACCGCGCCAATTAGTGCCGGTTTCGTCGGTTTCGCCGCCCTGACGCGGTTAGTAACCAACGACAATCACCCGTATTTCCAACTGGTCGATCTGCACGCCGGCAATGTGGTACAGATCAGTGTGCAGTTCAACGTTACCACGAACTCTATCCAGGTTTATCGCGGCGACCTGTCCAGCTTGTCCACCGCCACCTTGCTCGGCGCCACGCTTAACAACGTGTTCAGCAACGGCACTTGGAATTACATCGAGATTTCCGCGACCATCCATCCTACGGCCGGCGCGGTAACCGTGCGCCTCAACGGCACGAACGTGTTGGTGCTGACCGGGCAGAACACCCAGAATAGCGCCAACGCCGTGTTTGACGGCGTGTGGTTCCAGGGCGCACCGAGGGTCACCAGTACCTACTGGCAGATCGATGATTTCTATGTCGCCGACACCACGGCTGGATCGGGCCTGGTGCCATTCAACGCCTTCATCGGCGACGCGCGGGTGTGGACGCTGTGGACGACCGGAGACGCCACGACCCAGCAATGGACGCCGCTCACCGGGACGAACTGGCAGCAGGTGGTCGAGACCAACAACGACGGGGATGCGTCGTATAATTCAACCCTGACCATCGGTGCCCGCGATAACTTCCATTTCCAGACGCTTCCCGCCTCGGTGCAGGTACTCGCGGTGCAGGTGACCGGCTCCTATCGCCGCGACGCAGCTGGGCCGCGCACGGTCAACCAGCATCTCACCTCGGGCGGCACCGACGTGACGGGCACCAACTATGTGCTGCCCAACACCTACGTGTATTGCTGTGATTTCTGGACTGTCGATCCGCACACCGGCGCGGGATGGACAGTGGCGGCGGCCAACGCGGTCTCGGCCGGCTACGGGTTGGTGGCGTGACCGACTACCGCCTCACCCAGATCGCTATCGAGGAATGGGCCAGAGCTACACCCGATGAGCGGCTGACCCAGGCTGCGATCGAAGAGTGGGCCACGGTAGCCTCCGGTCCCACGCCGATGCTCATCACTCAGGCGGCGCTCGAGCAATGGGCCTCGGTCTCGGTCGTCATCTCGAGCGTTAACACCTTCGCCACCCAGCAGGTGCTCGAGACGCTGAGCATCACCGGCGCAGCCTATGTGTTCGCCTCGCAGATCGTGCTCGACGGCCTCGTGCAGAACATCGGGCCGGTGCAGGTGCGCGCCACGCAACAGATGCTCACGCCGTTGGTGCGCCAGGCGCTGTCGCCGGCCAGGGCCACGCAGATCATGCTCGAGGTCATCACCCGCACCGCCGCGCCGGTCCCGCCCGGCACGCCGCGCCTGTGGCTGCTCCGGCCGCCCAAGCTGCACTTTATCGGACCCGTAGGAACGACCTTCCCATGAGCGGTGCCGCCGCCGAGCCGACCCTGCTTCCGTCGCCCGAACTCCAGTTCGTGGACCCGAACGGCGTGCCCTACGCCGGCGGCTCGTTCTTCCTCTATGTGCCGGGCACCACCACGCCGAAGAACAGCTGGATGGACTGGGGCGGAACGGTGCTCAACGCCAACCCGATCGTGTTGGATTCTGCCGGGCGCTGCATCGTGTGGGGTGATGGCGACTACCGCTGCATTCTCGAGGATGCCGATGGAAACCTGATCTTCGACCAGAACAGCACCACGTTAGTGTCGGCAGCGATGGTGCCGGTGGTCAGCGCACCCACCTTGGCCGCAGCGCGCGACGCGATGGGCGTCACCGCCGCGATCCAGGTCGAGACCGACCGCGCCATTGCCATGGAGCAGTATCTGCTGTCGCTGATCAACAGCCCCTCATCGGCGCTTGCTGCCGAGATTGCCCGCGCTGAAGCGGCTGAGGCAGCATTACAGGCCGCGATCGATGCTGAAACCGCCCGCGCCGAGGCAGCCGAAGCCGCGCTCGGCGCCGATCTCCCCAACATGCGGGTCGGTTATGCCGAAACCGATTCCAGCGGCTATGTCACGGTGACCTATTCCACGCCGTTTGCGACCAACACGACGGCCATCGCGTGTCAGGGCATCGGCGACAACCTCGATTGCTGGTTTAACGTGTTTTCCGTCTCCGCCAGCGGCTTTCAGTGCAGCAGTGCCACGCCGCGGCAATACACCTGGATTCGCGGCCCGGCTTTCTTTTACTACATGGCGACTGGCTACTGATGGCCGTCCTCATCCCATCGGCAGAGCTTCAGTTCTGCGACGCGAACGGTAAACCCTACGCCGGCGGCACGCTCGAGATGTGGGTGCCTGGAACCACGACCCCCAAGGATTCGTGGCAGGACCAGGCCGGGACGGTGCTCAACACCAACCCGATCATCCTCGATGCGGCTGGCCGCTGCATCATCTGGGGTGATGGTGACTATCGCACCGTGCTGTCGGACGCCAATGGCAACCTGATCTGGGATCAGACCGCCACCGCCTCGATCTCGGCGGCAATGGCTCCGGTGGTGGATGCACCGACCATCGCCGAAGCAGTGCGCTTGCTCGGCATTCAAGACCTGATCGATGCCGAGGCGAACGCGCGCATCGCAGCGGATAACGCGCTCCAGTCGCAGATCAACGCCAAGGCCAATCAGTCCGACCTCAATGCGGAAATAGCGCGGGCCGAGGCTGCTGAGGCGAGCCTGCGCAATGATCTCAACGCTGAGATCGCCCGGGCCGAGGCAGCCGAGGCGAACCTGCAGGCGCAGATCAGCGGCATTGGCGGCCCGACCGGCAACGTGCGCGACGGCACCGCGACCACCGACGCCAACGGCCGGTTCAACGCCACCTGGACAACCCCGTTCCTGACGCGGCCCACGGGGATGCAGGCGTGGTTCTACGGCACCTCGCTGCCGGTGTGGCCCGATCCGCGCACCGACAACCTCTACACGCTGTATTTTCTCGACAACGCCGGCGCACCGATTTCCGCCAACACCACCGGCGTCTATGGCGCGCAGTGCCAAACCGTGGATAGTAGCGGCATCACCCACATCGTCCCCTCGACCACGATCAGTTGGGAAGTGACGGGGATCTGATGCCGATCGACCCGTTCAATGCCGCAATTCCGCAAGCGGCCTTCATCGATCCCGGCACCAATGACATCGCGTTCGTCTGGCGGCAGTTCCTGGTCGCGCTGTGGAACCGCACCGGGCGCGGCCCAGGCACCGACAGTAGCAACCCAACGCTGACCGCGGCACTCGCCGCAGAGACCCAGCAGCGCCAGACCGCCGATACCTCGCTCGGTAACGCCATCGCCGCTGAGCGGTCGCGGGCGGAAACAGCCGAGAGCGCGCTCGCAGGCTCGATCGGCAACGAGATCGAGACGCGCGCCTTCGGCGACATGAGTCTGCAGAACCAGATCAACGACATGGCCACCGACGGCGCGTTGCAGGCTGAGATCGCGGCGCGGAAGGCGGCTGATCTTCTGTTGGTGCCGATCGACCAACTGTGCAGCCTGTGGGCGGCGTGCGATCTGAGCTTCCTGCCGACCACCGATCCCGGTCATGGGATGCCGTGGCTGAACAACACCGTGCTGACGGTGGGCGGGACGGCAGGCACTAGGCTCGGCCTCGAGGACGCTACCGGCGGTTGGAGCCTCGAGGCGGTCAGCACCGATCACTGGCTCTACGGGTAGGAGGCGGGCATAGCCGACACCAAGATCTCTGCCGCCGCAGATATCACCACCCTGGTCAGCACCGACATGGTGCCGGTGGCGCGTTCCGGCTCGAGCACCGCCTACCACGCTACGATGGCCGAGGTGGCCAGCTTCACTCAGGTGCTGCCGTCTTCGACCACGCCGCTGATGGATGGCACCGCCGCGGCCGGCACCGCTACCGCATTTTCCCGCGGTGATCACATCCATCCGTCCGACACCGCCAAGCTGAGCCTCACCGGCGGCACCCTCACCGGCGTGCTCAACCTGCACAGCTCGTCTCCCGTGGCCGCCCTGGAGGCCGCCAGCAAGGGCTATGTGGACAGCATGGCGGGCAGCGGAGGCCCCCCTAGCGGCGCTGCAGGCGGGTCGTTGGCCGGCAGCTATCCCAACCCCACCCTGGCCGCGACAGCGGTCACAGCGGGCTCCTACACCAACAGCAACATCACTGTGGCGGCCGATGGGCGGATCACCGCCGCTACCAACGGCACCGCCGTTGCCCCGGCGTTCAACGATGTCGGCCGCAACCTGCTGCACAACGGGCTGTTCAACATCGCACAGCGCGGCGCGGGGCCGTGGACGGCAACGAGTTATACTGTGGACCGCTGGCAAGGCGGCATTACGCTCGATACTGCATCGTTCAGTCAGCAAGCTATCACCGACGCCCAGCGAACGCAGATTGTCGATGAGGCCGCTATCTATGCGCTGGCTAATACATTCACCGGCAACGCAGGCTTATCCGCACAGACATTTGTGGCGCATAAGATCGAAGGCGTTTGGCGACTGGCTGGCAAGACTGTCACGCTTAGCTTCTGGGCTAGCTCGTCGGCAGGACAGAAGATCGGTATTAACATCGCGCAGCAGTTTGGCACCGGCGGGTCGCCATCGGGCGGCATTTATATTCTTGCTACCGGACTGTCGGTCACGACGGTAGCCAACACTTACACCCGGTTTATCGTTGGTCCGATAGCTATACCAAGCGCAAACGGAAAGACGCTCGGCACCAATGGTGACGATCATACGGATCTGATGCTTTGGTATACCTGCGGTGCCACCAATAATGTCACTGCCGGCAATATCGGCGTGCAGTCTGGCACCATCAACCTCTGGGGCATCCAACTCGAAGTCGGTAGCGTCGTGACCCCGCTGGAGAAGCCCGACCCGCAGCAGGACTTGGCGAAGTGCCAGCGGTTCTATCAAGCGGGTCATCTCGACTTCAACGCATGGGCGGGAGCCTCGATGATATTGTCGCAGTCAAACCTATTGCCAGTGCAGATGCGGGCCACGCCGACCATCGTCTATTCCGGGACGAGCTACGGCAATGGCAGCGGGGTGACAGCCTACGCTGTCGATGCGCGGTTTCTAAAGACCGGCTTCACCACCACGGCCGCGGGCGCGTCGTATGTAGCAACGGATTACACCGCCAGTGCGGACCTCTGACATGGCAAGCGAATACCGGCACGCGAGGGTCTGATGGCGTACATTTTCGGTGATGGGTTCGACCTCTACGCCACGATGGCCGATCCACTTGCTGGATACTGGGATAGTGGCCTTGGTGTCGGCGGGGCCAACTCATTGGTCGCGGGACGCTTTGCCGGTGGGCAAGCCATCAGCATGCAAAGCGGTCCGACTACCTGTCTGGTCAAGAGCAGCGGCGCGAACGACGCCATCCACCATATTGTTGTCGCGTTCCGCCAGACAGTAGCCCTGAGCGGCACCACGCTCGGCGTGTATTTTCAGCTCAGCGACGGCGCGACCAACCAGTGCTGCATCGTGTTCCGCAGCGACGGCGCGGTCCTGCTGACCTCGGCCACACCGGCGGGCACGGCCCTGGCGACCTATACCGGCGCGGTGACTGCGGCGAACACCTGGACCGCGTTCGAGTTTGAGGTTGTCATCAACAATACCACCGGCGCTTTTCGGGCACGCAAGAACGGCAATACCAGCAACGACTTCGACAGCGGCGCCGTGTTGAACACACGGCCAGGTGCCAACAGCTATGCCAACAAACTGACGGTGGCAATGAACGCGACCGTCAACGCACAGCAGTTCGACGATGTGCTCTGGCGCAGCGATGCGTCGTCGGTGGCGTGGGTCGGCGACGTGCGGGCCTATGTGCGGATGCCGGCCTCCGATGCCAGCGCGCAGTTCACCCGCAATCCGGCGACACAAACCCCGTTTGCGCAGAGCACGACCAGCGCGATCAGCAACACCGTGGCACGCTTTACGCCATTCACCGCTTCGTATGACGGAGCCATCGGCACGCTCACCGTGTCGCTCAATGCCGGTTATACCGGCAACATGAAGTGTTCCATCTTCGCGGTATCTGGCGCCAATCCTGGGGCTGTTCTGGGAAGCGCCACGCCGATCAGCAATCCCGCCACCGGGAACAATACTCTTACATTCCCCACGCCGGTTCCGGTGGCCAGGGGTGCGGCCTACCATGTGGGGGTCATGGCTGATACGTCGTCGGGGACCTGGAATACCGGCAATCTCAACTCAGGGACGCAGCAGACCGGCACCACCTATGCCGCGTTTCCTACCGCAAGCCCCTCGGTCACTCTGGCCAATGCGATCGTCTGCACCATAACGGTAACAATTTCCAACAACGCAGCCCTGGTGAACGAGACGATAGAGGACGGCGCCGCCAGTTATGTCTACGACAGCAACCCCGGCGATGCTGATTTCTACAACATAGCGGCGATCTCAGGCACGCCGGTCAACGTGGTCGCGGTGACCACGCGCGGGTTCGTGCAAAAAAGTGACGCCGGCACCCGCAATGGCGCTGTGCAGCTCAAGAGCGGCGGCACCACGGTGGCCAGCCCATCCACGGTACTCTCGACCTCGTTCGGCTGGCTGTGGCGCACCGACCAAACCGACCCGGCAACCGGCGCCGCCTGGACGCCGCTTGCGGTCAACAGCGTAACGATCGGGCCGACTGTGACGGCGTGAGGTAACATGGCCAGCGAATACCAACACATCCGCGACTATGATGGCGTGCTCAGATACGTGGATAACGCCACGGTGCCCCCTGATCCTGCTAATCGGGATTGGCAGCAGTGGCTCGCTTACACTGAGGCCGGCGGCACCACCGATCCGGCACCGTTGCCGCCTGAGCCGCCGCCGCCTGAGCCGGTGGCGTTGCCGCCGGTCATGCCAACCGAACCCAACGACGCCGCGCCCAAAGCCTACGTGGACGTGGAGGTGGCCAAGCTTGCAGCCGGCGTGCTGCCACGCATCGAGGCGCTGGAGAGCAAACTGGCGTAATGCATGGCCGATGTCGTCGCGGTCTGCCGGCGCACTGACTACACGCTGACGGTGGAGCGCCACGAGGACAACCTCTGGGCACACGCCGAGGTCCGCCGCTGGAGCCACACGGTAGCCCGCACCCTGAAGCGCGATGTCGATACGCTGATTGCCGAACTGGGGCCGGTTGCGATCACGCCAACCGAGGACCGGGCCAGCGGCGTGGGCTACGAGACATTCCGCAAGTTCGCGGCGTTCTGCGGCTTCGGGTTCTACCGGACCAAGACGGTCGATGGAGTGAGACGCGCCATCTACGCGCGGTGGAGATAGACGATGGGCGGCATCATCTCGGGCATTGGCTCGATCATCGGCGGCAGTCAGGCGTCGTCGGCCGACAAGGCCGCCTCGAACCTCGCGCAGACGGCTTATCAGACCGCGAGCACCGACCTGACGCCCTACATTTCGGCCGGAGACACCGCTGAGAGCAGTGCGCTGGCATTAGCGACCGGCAGCCCGACCGGCGGCGGTACCGACTACGTCAGCCAGGCGGCCGGCATGCAGCCCGGTCAGATGACGCAGGCGGAACTCGAGAAGACGCCAGGTTATCAGTGGCAGTTGGGCCAGGGGCTCAAGGCGGTCCAGTCGGCTGCGGCGGCCAAGGGCCTCGGGGTATCGGGATCGTCGCTCAAAGGGGCGGCCACATACGCGACGGGATTGGCGAATAGTAACTACCAGCAGCAGTTCAACAATGCACAGCAGCGGTTCACCAACTCGCTCAGCCTCAACACCGCGCAGCAGGGCAACCTGACCAACCAGTTCAACCGGCTGAACGCCCTGACCACGACCGGCGAGAGTGCGGCGAAAGACCTGGCCACCACTGGCGCGCAGTACACCAACACCGCGGCGACCGCGCTGGAGAACGCCGGCACGGCACAGTCGCAAGGCACCCAGGGGCTGGCGACCGGCATCGGTAACACCCTGACCAGCGTGGGCACCGCGTCCAACTCGCAGGGTAACTCGCTTTACGCGACCCTCGGCAACATTCTCGGCAATGCGCTGTCCGGCAGCGGCAGCGGCGACACCAAATACTAGGACCACGCCATGAGCGGCCTCATCGACTACAGCTACCTCAACCCGGTAAAGCCCACCGATCCGACGACCGAAGCCAACAACTGGCTGGACCTGCGTAACAAGCAGATGCAGCTGCAGCAGCAGAATGCCAATGCGTTGGCAGGGCAGGCGGCACAGGGCGCCATCGACCCCAGCACCGGAGAGTTCAACCCGAACACCTACCGCACGCTGTTGCAGCAGGCAGGTCCGAAGGCGGCGCTGGCCGCGCAGGCGGGACTGGCCAACACGCAAACCATCAGTTCCAACGAACTTGAGCAGCAGCGCGCGAAATGGAACATGGTCCATAGTGCTGCCGGGGCGCTGCTCGACCTGCCGAACCCCTCGCGGGATGACGCCGTAAGAGCGGTGAACAGCATCCCAGGTCTTTCGGACGCCGACCGCCAGCGTGCCATTGCCACCATTCCACAGGACAGCGCGGGCATAAAGATATGGGCTGCGCAGCATCAGTTGACCGGGCTGCAGATGGAGAACCAGATCCAGCAGCAATCTGGCACTACAGGCACGGCGACAGCACCGGGCGGTGCATTGATTGGCACGCAACAGGCCCCGGCACGCAAAGGCGGCGCCATTTCCGCGCCCGCGCAGCATGGCGTCCAGCAGGGCATGACCCCGGCCGAGGGGGCTCAGCCGGTGACGTACACCGACAAGAACAACGTCACACAGCACACGACGCTGCAGGAATACGGCAACGCCGTTAACAGGGGCGACGCGCGCGGGCCTGCGTATGACGCCAACGGCCGCCCAGTGCAGTTGCCAGGAGGGGGTGGCAGTGGCTCGTCCACAGCAGTTCCTCCAGCGCCGCCAGGCGCCACGGTGCGCAGCCCAGGCTCCTACCAGCCACGCGGTGGAGGGGGCGCCCCGAATGCTACGGCGCCACCCGCCGCAGCGCCCGCAACCCCAGCGTCCGACCAGCCCCAGCCTAGATCGATCTCTGGCCCGGAGACGGGCGAGGCCGGGCAGAAGGAACAATCAGCCACCCAGTTTGCCGCAGCACGCGATGCCGCCGGCAACTACCAGCAACGCCTCTGGCCGATGGTGCAGTCCTACCATCTGCTGGCAGGCGGCGATGTCACCACAGGGCAGGGCGCTGACTTCACCAACAAGGTCAAAAGCTACTTGCAGACACTTGGCACGATCTTCACGCCCGCCGACATGCAGAGCATTCAGCAGGCCGATTTCGACAAACTTGGCAAGTATCTGCAGCAGGCAGTGAATGCGCAGCCATTCGCCGCGGGCACCAACGACAAGCTGGCAGCTGCAATCACCGGCAGCCCGAACACCCACATCTCGACGCTTGCCAACAAGGACGTTGTCTCCGCGATGATCGCGCAGGAGCGCATGAAGCAGGCCGCTTATCTCGACTTCACCGACCAGGGACAGCCGGCCAACAAGTGGGGAGACTTTCTGGCGAAGTGGCAGACCACACACGATCCGCGCGCATTCTTAACCGACATGATCGGTGACGACAGCAAGCTGAAGAAAATGTTTGCCAGCATGTCGCCGTCTGAGCGGACGGCCTACGCGAACACAATGGCCCTGATTAAAGGCCACCCGGATGTCATGAATATGTCCGCGATGCCCTGATGCCGACCGACGACTATGATGACCTGTTCGACCAGTGGGGGCAGTCGTTCAACGTCGACCCGCAGTTGGCCAAGTCGGTATTCCAGCAGGAAAGCGACGGAGGCAAGACGAATCCCGCCAACCCGATGGGCATCACGCCAGAAACCGCCACGAAGGTGGCGCAGCAGATGGGATGGAATTCGAAGCAGGTCAATCTGGCGGACATGGGGTGGTCGGTGCCGATCGCCATGCGTGTGCTCGCCGATGGGCTGAATGCGACCCAGTCAGCGGACGGAGCCGTGGGCTACTACAACTCGGGCAGCACCGATCCGAAGAAGTGGAACCCAAACTACGTCGCCTCGATCGGCAAGATCTATCCAACCGCCGCGCTGAAGCCGCAGGGGCAGCAACAGATCCAGCAGCCGGATCAGAGCGGGCAACCGCCGGCAGACGGCAGCGGCATCGTGGACACTGCGGCCAGCCAGCTAGGGCAGACCAGCAGCGGCGTCGGTGACTTCCTGCGCAAGAACAATCAGAGCCTCGACCCGACACGGGCGAACTGGTGCGCGGCCTTCGTCAATGGCGTGCTGGATGCGAACGGCGTCGAAGGCACGACCGGACCCGGCAAGAATGTTGCCACCGGCTTCCTGAACTGGGGCCAGCCGGTGCAGGGCGATCCACAGGCCGGCGATGTGCTGGTGCAACCGCGGGGGCATCCGGCGGGAGGCATCGGCGGTCATGTCGGGATCTTCGCGGGCCAGATCGCAGACGGTCAGCACGGCGAGGTCTATTACCTGATGGAAAGCGGCAACTATGCCGGGAAAGTCTCCTATAGCTGGGAGCCGGCGAACTCGGTGGTGGCGCGCCGGGCTCCAGGCTCACAACCTCCGTCTCAAGTGGCGCAACGCTGATGGCAGATGACGCACCCACCGTAGACGACCTGATGGCGCAGGCAAGGGCGCTGCGTGGTGGCGTCCAGGGGGCCGCGACAGGGGCGCCAGGAAGCTCGCAGGCGCCGTCGGCCGACGATCTGCTGGCACAGACGCGGGCAGTTGTGCCGGCCCGCACAGCTGCTCCGCAGACGCCACAGCAGCCACCGACCACGCCGTTGGGTGTGGCGAAGAATGCCGCTGCCGCCGGGCAGGATATTACCGCTGGCATCCTGAATACGGCGGCCGATCCCACCTACAACCTCCTGATGCATCCCCTGGTGGTTGCCGGCGGCACAGCCTTCGATGCTGTCGCGCACGCGCTCGGTTATGCTGGCATGTCGCCGGAGCAGCGGGCTGACCTGTACGGCATGCCGCAGCCGGGCCAAACACAGTTGCCGCCGGAACAGCAGCAGATCGGCACGCGCGTCGTCAATGCCCTAGACGCCGCCATTCCCGGACCGCAGGCAACCAATCTGCCGGCGTCACCAGCCGAGGCTGCGGTGCGCCGAGGTGTTGCTGGCGCGGGCACCATGGCGGCACTCGGGCCGGGCGGCCTAGTGCCGATCGTGGCTGGTGGCGTGGCCTCTGCAGCCGCGCCGGAGGTAGCCAAGAATGTGCCGGACTGGCTTCAGCCTGGGACCGAGATGGCGGTCAATGCGCTGGCTCCTGGCGGGGCTGCGGCGCTTGAGGCGCGCTTCAGACCGGGGTCTGCTGTTCAGCCGACCGACGCCGCCACGGCGCAACTGGCCCGCAGCAAATACCAGATCCCGATCGATGCCACCGACATCACGCCTGGCTCGACGTTCCGCACGCCTGAGTCGGTCCAGGCCAAGACTGCCGCGTGGCAGGGAAAGCTGGTCGAAGAGTTGGGGGAGAACCCAAACACGCCTGATGTGCTGAGCCGCAATCAGATCACCAACAAGGTGATGACCGACACCGCGGCCAGATCGGGGAAAGTGATGGACGACGTTGCCAACCGCACTGATATCGGCCAGTTGCAGACCTACGGAGCGGTGACGAAACTGGCGGCCATCGACCATAGCCTGGATTTGGAGGCAATTAGCGACGCCCAGAAATCCGCCATCCGGCGCAACATCGATCTGGTTCAGGACGCTGCCGCCAAGGGCAATGGCGTGATCAGCGGGAAGGACTATCAAGACCTCACCAAAACAGACACGCCGCTAGATAGGCTGGCTAGTAACAGCGACCCAAACGTTGCGGCCATTGGCATGCAGATCAAGTCGGCGCTGGACGATGCGTTCCAGAAGTCGGCCTCTCCAGCAGACCAAGCGGCACTCACGCAGGCGCGGTATCAATGGCGGTTGATGAAGACGCTGCAGCCGCTGGTGGAACGCGCACAGGGCGGCAATATCGATCCAGGGCAGTTCATGACCCGAGCGATTGCTGCGTCGCGGAAACTCGACGGCTCGACCGGCGGGATGGCCTACACGGGCGGCGGCAACATCGGCGAATTGGCACGCATCGGCGATCTGATAAAGCGCGGCCCGACGCCGACAGCAAGCTCGCTGCTAGGGGATGTCTTCAACCCCGCCGGTGGCGGCCTGCCGTACTATATCAACCCAAAGATGGCTGCCGCTGCGCACGTCGCGCAGGTCGTGGGCAAACAGGTTGCCGGCCCCTATCTCCGCAGCGGGTTCAACGCGCAGCGGGTCATCCAGAACGCGCTTCAGCCGCCAACAGCGGGCGGCGCGTTCCTGCAAGGGGCGTATGCCGGCGCTTTACAGCCGCCGTCTTAGAAGGTGGCGCTGAAGATCGGCGCCAGGACTGCCGTGACGACCAGGCAGACTGCCGCCGCCCAGGCGAACTCCGGCACCCAGCCACTGGTGAAGAACCGGTAAATCGCGCGTGGGGAATACCAGATGCCGAGAGCGATGAAGTAAGGCAGCCGGATCAGGAACCAGAGCAACTGCACCACCACGCCGAGGAGATGGGCGCCAGCGACGAAGATCAGTTGCCAGGCGATGATCGATAGCAGGACCGCACCGACGGCCCAGAAGATGGTCATGAACATCACATCTTCCCCATCAGATGCTCTAGCCGCTCCAGCCGCTCGTCCATCCGATCCAGCCTTTGGTTGACACCGGCCAGTCCGATCTCCAGGCGGGCCAGCACCTCACTGACGCCGCACAGATCGGCCTGCAACCGCAAGATAACCGGTCTGATCTCGGTCGCTATGTACGACGCTGTATAGATGTCGCTCATATCCAGTGAAATCCATGCGCCATGACGCCAAGGAGAGCGGCGAGGCCGCCTAGCATCCAATAGAAGTTCGTCCACAGGCGGCTGTTCAGTTTGTCTAGCTTGTCCTCGACCCTGTCTAGCCGCTGATCGATCCGCGCCAGACCATCCCGCACCTCACGGGCGATCTGCTCCAGCACGGCGACCCGCGGCAGCAAGTCGTTGGTCGTGTCGCTCACCGCGGGTCTCCCTGGGTCAGAAGCAGGAACGTGTGCAGGTACGGTAGCCGCCGCCACCGTTGCAGGTCGTGGTGCAGCTCTGGTAGGCGCTGGCCACCTGCGCAGAGAGCGCGACAGCGATCAGTGCCAGAGCAAAGATAATCTTCATGGTCAGTATCCTTGTGTGAGTGATTAAATCTTTCGCTTTTCGTCTATGATCCGGCGAACCAACTCGCCTACGCTCAACCCCAGCCGCTTTGCTTCACGCTCCAGCCATGTGAGTTGCGGCACGGTTACTGTGACGTAGATGCGCGGGTTGCTGCTCATGACTCGGATATGCTGCACATCTGGCACATAGTCAAGGATAATCCGATGCCCATAAGCGTTCCGACGGCCGAGGAGTTCGAGGGGCTTAAGGCAACCGTCGAGGCGTTGCAGTCGGCGGCGCTCGAGCATGATCAGGCCATAGACGACCTGAACGCCCGCGTGGCGGCGCTGGAGCAGGACAGCGGCAGGCCAGACCGGCCTGACCGCCCCGACCCGCCCGACCCAGGCGGGCCGCCAGTCGTCACAGTCCACATGGACGGCGTTGACTATGTGTATGATCAGGACGACGGCACTGACCTCGGCGACTACGTAGACCCGGACGGCCGGTTCGTCATGTCCTGTGTGCGCGTGCGTTTCGCCGACTGCCCACTGGTGGTGGACTTCCGCGCCACCGCGGCCTGGTCCTGCGTCGTGTTCGAGTATTCAGACCCACTCAATGGCAACTGCCCGAACCTGGCCTACACGGTGACAATCAAAGGCGAGACGATCGAGGTCAGCGATCACTGGGCCAATGCCAGCTGGCGTCGGCAGTCCGGGCCGTGGCCGCATCCGCTGACCCCGCTGGCCACGCTCTACGAGCGCAAGCTGCTGCCGCGCCACGACGGCGCCCTGGCGTTGGGCAAAGCGGGCAACCTCACGAATGTCCACGATGCCCCACCCATGTCGTTGTGCGGGTTCACCCCCGACATGCCCGCGACCGGCGGCAGGGCCGACATCGGCGTGCTCACCGGCTGGCAGGGCGAGTGGGCCTGCACCGAGGGGTCCGATATGCTGAAGACCGTCATCGTGCAAGGCGAGGCGAGCTTCAACTGGAAATTCCGCGACAAGGATACGGGCGCGATCTTCGATGCGATCAAGACGTATCCACAGGCCAGCTTGCACTGGGGAAACGGGCCGAGCGGTAACCCCCAACTGTACCACGGCACCGGCTATCACCCCGGCCTCGACAGCGCGCATTCCCCAGCCTGCTACTATGTGCCGTTCGTGCTCACCGGCGACCCGTATTTCCTGGAATACCATCAGGGCGCGGTGATGTATCATTTCTGCGAAATCGCGCGGAACACCAGCACGGTCGTGGGCAGCGAGCAGATCAGAGGCGTGGCGTGGAGCCTCCGTTACTTGTTCCAGGCCGCGATCGCGACGCCGGATGACGTGCCATCGTGGATACTGTCCAAGAGCATCTTCGTGGACGAGCTCGAGCGCCAGCGTGGGCTGCTTGATGCCCGGCAGCGCGATGGTTGGGTGTACCGGGATTTCGCCCACATCATCGACAGCTATGGCCGCTGGCAGCACGCTTGGTGGCAGAGCGACTATGCCACCGCGATCGTGGCGTGGATTTCGATGCACGACGATAGATGGGCGCAGCAACGGGACTGGATGGTCGAAGGGATCGCTGGCCGATCCGATCCGACCTCCGGCTGGTGCCCAGGCTATCCGACCAGCTACTGGACCAACACGACCAACAAAAATGACTGGTATCCTGAAGGGAGCTTCCGCAGCTGGGCCGAGGCGTGGGACTACAATGCCCACAACGTCTACACCGACACGCCCGGCGGCGTGTGCCCGACGCTCGAGGCGACGCTGAGCAAGAACACCACCTACGACTATTTCAGTGCGATGATGCATGCCCTGCGGTTGTCGGCGCAGGCCGGCAGCGAGCAGGCGTTGCCCGCGCTGGAGCGTCTCACTGGGCCGTGGGAGCAGGGCCTGATGCAGTATGGATTTACCGAGTACAAGTACTGTGCGGATTCGTAACGACTAGGGGAGCCACTTCCAGGTCCGTCTCGCCTGCACGTGACGTATGTGGTCAACACTCATCCCATACTCGGCTGCCAGGGTTGCTGGCAGCATTTTGCCTTTAAGGCGGCGGATGCGCCTGACATCCGAGGGTCTGAGTCTCGCCAGCCATTGCTTGCTCCCTCGCGTAGAGCGTCCATGCGCAACGGTGTCCTCGCAGTTCTCTTTGCGCGTAGCCCATCTGAGATGACGAGGATTGACGCAAGTCCGTGTGCCGCAGGAATGCGCTGCGTCGAGACGGCTTGTCGGCGGTGGGCCGTGCACTACCTCGCAGATGATACGATGCACAAGCCCGCTATAGCGGCCTTGCTGACTAACTCTACCGTATCCCTGAGTGGTAGCATATGGCCACAATAGGCACGCGTCCTGCTCTGTCTTCGCCGCCATTTCCAGGAAATCGCAGGCGGTCCCCCTTTTTGCTCTCATTCACAGGCTATAACAAAGGAGACATGACAATGCGACTGAAAATAGCTAGCGCGCTACTGGCTTTCTTGCCATCTGCTGCTATGGCACTTCCCCAGATTGGGGTCTCGGATACGCTTAATGTCGTTGGCAATGCTACCTTCGATGGTGTGAACGTGCTGTTCGCCACACCGTCAAACCTGGTGAGCGGCACCGGGGCCTATGCGGCACTCGGCACATGCGTCAGTTGCGTGGTCGTCAACACCCCGCTGGACTATTCGCCGTTCACCAACATCTCGAACCTGTTCGTCGCCACCAACAACGGGGTGACCGCCACCGTGTCGCTCACGTCTCAGGTCGATCCACCCACGGTGGTCGGCAATGATCTCTCGCTCAACGACACCGCGCTGCTCACGTTGACCGGCTTCGCGCCGACGTTTGGGACGCTGGAGTTGACGGTCAACCAGGCCACGGGCGTGGCCAGCGGGAGCTTCTCAGCGACCGCCCAGGGCGCTCCGGTGCCGGAGCCGTTTAGTCTCGCGATCCTGGGCGTGGGCCTGCTGGGCCTCGTCGCGGTGCGGCGCCGGGCGTGAGGTGTGGCGCCGCTGGTTGCCACAAGATCAGACTGATTGGCTGCTGATCGCCATCATGCTGCTATCGACTGCGGTGTTGCTGTGGGGCTGTTCCACCGGCGGCGGCCGTTCGGACGGCAATCCTGTGCCTTGCGAGAGCGTCCTGGTGCTGGCCAGTCCAGGCAGCTACGTGGCCTGTCCCGGCGCGCCGCCGCTGCTGGATGCCCGCCCCCATTAGCCAGGAGGTCATCCTGCTCGGGGTAGCCGCGGCGTTCCTGGTGCTGCTGATTGCCGGGGCGTCCTGAACGTCGGTAGAGTCCGCACGTCTACCAACGTCTAAAATACCCCCCTCAGCCCCCGCTCCCAGGCGGGGGTTTTCTTTGTCCGTTCCCGGAAACTGTGCTTGGAAATTCCACTGCGCGCGATAAGTGGAGTTATCGCGCTTAGGTCGTCCCTAGATGCTGCACAGGTCAGCTGCAACCGGGTTGTCGACTCGCTTGCGCAACCAGATCGTGGGTGGCCCGTCTGCGGCATCGGTGACCGCGAACGGCTCCCATCCGGCCTTCAGGTAGTCCACCAGGCTGTCGGAGCGGGTCCAGTCGCAGAACCGCAGTTTCCAGTAGTCCATCGCTCACCCCACCACCCACCATACCAGCACGCCGATGCACCCCCACGCCACCAGGGAGCAGGCCACACCCCAGATGATGCCGCGGGCTACATCTAGGACATCGCGGGTTCAGTATCCTTCTCGGTCTCGGTCTCGTCGGCAGGCAGCTCTGGCAGCCGCCCGTACGCGTCGGCCAATATGCGGTCGATGTCTCGTCGCACCGGCGGGGGAGCTGCGGCATAAGCCGCTTTGAAGTCACTAGTCTTAGTCATTAACTCCAGATCAGCGCGCGTGTGTTCTGCCGGATTGAAGGATGCGCAATCTAACTCGAAAGTATCCATCCAGGCGTTCCACTGCTCGCCTGTGCGTGGGATGGGTTTAGCCGCGCGCTTGGTGGCGTCGTAGACCGTGGGATCGACCACCTTGTCGGGGCGTGGCATCGGGGCGGCGGCGGCACGCATCCCCTCGCCGTCGTCGTCCTCGCCCACCACGTCAGCCTGCACGATGTTGAATACCATGCCGAGCAGGTAGCGGCGCAGATATGTCACTACGCTGCCAACCGCCTGGACCGGCGTCATGGCAATGCGCCCACCCTGGGAGCCTGTCGTGGTCACAGGGCTGTCCAGGTAGTTCTCCTCGAAGTAGCCGCTGTCGTGGGCCACAGTGCAGGTGATCCGCATCCAGCCAGGCTGTGGCGGTGCGGCCGAACCGAACCGGACGCTAAACCCGTGGCGGGTGTAGATCGGCCGCATCTGCTGGTCGATTTTCTCCAATTTGGCATATTTGCTTCGGACGCCTGGGTTGTCGGAGACCCGCAACACAGGCTCCATCTCGCTCTGGCAAGCGGCCATCGCCGCATTGAAGGCACGGCGGGCATGGTCGTGTGCCTCATCGCGGCGCACCCGCAGCAGGGTCTCGAACTTGGCGACATCGAACGTCTCGTCCTTGGCGGCGCGTTCGATAAACGACATCAGGGCGCCGTTGGGCGCCTCGACCATGGTGGTGCTCATTTGTCGGCTCCTTTGCGTAGACTGACGATCTCGCCATCATCCGAAATGCCGCGCAGTTCGACGCGCTTGGTGACGGTTGGGTAGGTGTGTTCCTCGACCTCGACGGGGTACATCTCGCGCAGCGCTTTGATGTCGAGGCGGTTGGTGGTGACCTCCCGAACTTCGACGCAATAGCGGTTACCAGTCCGTGCGCTCGGATCGGACAGCATGAGTTGGCGTAATTGCCGCTCGCGCTCCTCGAGGGCGATTAACTCAGCCCGGACGGCGTGCAACTCATCTGCTGGAGCCTGATTGGGAAGGTCGCTCATGCAACCAGGTCCGGCGGCGTCACCAGGGTGGGCTTGCGGCCGCGCTTGCTGACACGCTTCGAGGTCCGCACTTCGTTGACGCTGAACGTCACCTCGGCCTGATACTGATCGAGCGATGCGGTGAAGTTGGCCCAGGCGGTCGCGACCTCGCCGAGGCATGCCGCCATTTCGCTCGGGCCGTCGGGTAGCAGCAACTGAAACGATGCGTCGATGCGGTGTGCCATCATGCGCTCCTGTTGGGCGGTTCGTGGAGTTCGCCTGCGTGGATCTTGCGGAGTAGTTGCTGCGCGTCGTGTCGCCAGTGGGCATCGCCCGCCACGGCCGCCATCAGCCTCTGCACCAGTTCCCAGGCGTGGCATTCGGCGGATATTTCCTGCGCCCGCTCGAGCGAGACGCCATCCATGATGCGGTCGATCTCGCGGCCGGACTGCTGATCCAGCATGCGCTGCTCGTGCTCTGTGTAGGTCGCCATCTCATGCCTCCTGGTATCGGTCGTGCGGGATGAAGTTGCCGTTGGCGTCTTCGTCGCCGGCCATCTGGGCGTCGCGGTGCGCGTCGGCTGTGGCCTCGGCGCGATCGCGCAGCATGTCCAGCGTCTGCTCGATCAGTTCGATGCGGGCAGTGACGATGGTGGCCAGCGGCACCGGGATGCCGCCGTGGTCCTCGCTCCAATAGTCGGCCGCGAGGTCGGTGGCGTTCTCGGCCATCGCCTCGAGCATGTGGCCGTCGCCGGACAGGTCGCCGATGAAGTCGGTGTCGGCCAGGACGATGCGGATCAGGTCGTCCGGCGTGGGCAGGCTTAGCGGGGAAGGTGGCGTATGAGCAGGGTGGCAATCTCTGTCTCGAGTGCCTCCAGGCGCGCCCGAACCCGTCGCGGGATACGCGGGATCGCGAGAATGGTCGTCAGTTCGCTCAGCACATGCACCAGCACGTGCCGAAACTCGGTCGGCACAGGGGTGCGCGCCATGATTTTTTACATCCATTTTAACGGTATCTGGGTAAGAAGGCTTGATGGTTTGCGGTTTTGTGACACCGCCTTGCTGGATTGGATTTGCGGTCTGGCAAATATGCTGGGTTGCAGCGGGACTACTTTGCCTTGCGTCAAATGGGATACGCACTAGCGTCTTATTCTTAGGGGTTGTGTCCGAGCAGGGGAGGGCAACGAAGTGCCGAACCGTGCCGATTTCGATGCTGGGATCGTCAAACATGAAAGCCTTCCGTCTGGTGATGACGGAAACATGCTTAGCAGGGCTAAGCGGCAAAGGCAACAGGAAAGATTAGCGGAAATAAGTTTTGTGCTTAGTGGTCCCCTAGGCGCTGAGCAAGCGACGATTGAGTGGGCGGCGCGGACGCTCCGAGGGTTGGCTTTCCGTGACCTGCGTGGCCATCATGCGCAGGTGGATGCCCTGGAGTTCTTTGGAGAGGCGGCGATAGAGCGTGATGAGGGCGATCTCATCTTCGCTCTCGAGCAACAACTGATCGTCTGGTGTCGGCGCGCCTAATAATTCCGAGGGCTTGATACCGAGAACGCGGGCCAATTCGACCAGGTTGCTGGTCTTTATACCTGTGCCGCCGCCGCCACCTTCCCATTGCGCGACGGCGCTCTTGTTAACGCCTAGGAGTTCAGCCAAGGCGCGCTGTGTAATGCCCACTCGCTGACGCGCGGCGCGAATCCGATCACCGATGTTCACGCCACTAAGGTGGCTTAGCTGCGCGCCTTCCGCAGTAAGCAAAGGCTTGCCAGCCAGGCTTAGTGCTGCTAAGCGTAGGCCATGCGCGATCAATGCCTCGACCGCCTCATGCAGATCCGCGGCGCGACCAAGCGTCTGGCCGAGGGTTTGGGCATCTCGACTGCTGCCGTGTCGCAGTGGGAACGGGTGCCGCGTGACCGCGTGGTGCAGGTTGCTGCCATCCTTGGTGTGCGTCCCGAAGACCTGAGGCCAGACCTCTACACATCCGAACCAGCCGAGGCGGCGTAGCCATGCCGCGCCAGCCTGCCAACGCCACAGCCATCCTTGCCAGCATGACAGAGCCACGACGCTGACGTGACCGGCGCGTGTCGCCCAGGGGAAACGGGCACGCGCGCCAAACCGGGGAAAGAAACCATGGCGCATTATCCACAGGCAGCCAGCCGCAGGGGGGAGAAGCCCGCCCCGGCGGAAATGCGCGCGATCCTGCACCTGGCGGCCGAGCCGATCCGCCCCTGCGACAACGTCAAAAGCCTAATCGCCAGGGCGGCCCAGACGCTCGGCCTGACGTACCGACACGCCAAACGCATTTGGTACTGCGAGGAGGATCGCCGCCTCAGGACCGAGGAGGTGGCCCGACTACGCGAGGAACGACAACGGCTGCTGCTGGCCAAGGAGCAGCGCCTCGAGCGCGAGCTCGCTGAACTGCGCACCCTCCTCCACTACGCGGAGCTACGGCATGCTGCGGCACTGGCTGGCCAGCGTTCGGCTGTGGCTGAGGGGTCTGTGGCTGCGGTTCCTGCGGTGGGCGCTCCGTGACCCCGGCCGCGGCCTGGATGACCGATGAGGCCGTGGCGTTGGCCCGCGTGCTCTGGGACGAGGGCGTGGTGGCGTCCGCCATCGCGCAGCGCATTGGCGTCACCAAGGACACGTTGCTGGGCTTAGTGCATCGCCGTGGCTGGCCGGCGCGGCCGTCGCCGATCGGCGTGCGCAAGGCGCCCCTCAAGCCACCGCCCAAGCCACAGCCCGACCTCAAGGTGGCCTGCAAGCCGCAGCCGCTGGCGGTGCCCACGCCGGCGTTCCGGACGTGCCAATGGATCTCTGGCTCGGACCGCCGCACCTGGACGATGTGCGGTGCCCCGGCGGTCAAAGGCGCCTGGTGCGAGGCGTGCTACCGCCGCGTCTACGTCCGGCCGCCGCGCTGGGAACGGCTGGAGGCGGCATGACCCCCCTCTCTACCGACACCCGGGCCGAAATCGTGCGGCTGCACGCGACCGGGCTGAGCCACGACGCCATCGCCCAGCTCGTCGGCGTGGGCCGCTCGACCGTCGGCAACGTGTGCCGCAACCACTTCGAGGGGCTGGTGGCGAACGCCAAGACCGTGCTTGCGCGCGAGATACTGGAGGCGAAGCGCGAACGGCTGATGGGGCGGGCGCCGCTGTTTCATCCGGAGCACTGGGGATGAGCGCGCGCTGGTCGCCCGAGCACCTCCAGGAGGTCAGCAAGCTGTACGCGGCTGGTGTCTCGGCATTGGAGATCAGCCGCAGCCTCGGACGGTCGAGAGAGGCCATCAAAAACGTGGTGCGGAAAGCTGGGTTGGTCAGTGGGTCGCCGCGTCTCCTGACCGTTGCGGAGCGGATCGGCTGGTACAGCATCCCGGAACCGAATAGCGGCTGCCTGCTTTGGTTGGGTTCGGTGGACCGGAAGGGCTATGCCCAGCTTCGGGTTGGCCCGAGAGAGCTTCGTCCGGTTGCGCGACTGGTGCTGGAGTTGGCCGGCCGCCCAGTGCCGGTGGGACAATTTGCTTGCCATACCTGCGATACGCCCGGCTGCGTCAATCCCGACCACCTGTTTAGCGCAACTCCGGCGGAAAACACCGCCGACATGATGCGCAAGGGCCGTTGGTCGAGACCGCCTATCAGCAAGCCTAGACGCCATGTCCAATAAGCCATTCAAACTGACGGCATTCGTTCCGCCTGAAGATGAACTGCATCAGGCACTCTACCAGGCTTTGCGTGTGCTGCTGCCTCCTGACGCAGTGTTCAACACGTTTGAACTGCGCAATGCGGCCTCAGTCGCTGAAGGTGCCCGAAGGAAACGGCTGGGAGCTTTGCCTGGTTGGCCCGACTGTGCCGTGTTCTACCGCGGCAAGGTCGTGCTGATCGAGTTGAAGCGGTCGCGCGATGGGCATCTGTCGCCGGCGCAGCAGGCGTTGCACCCGCGGCTGGCGGAGGCCGGCTTCCCGGTACAGATCAGCCGCACGGTCGAGCACGCGCTGGCGGTGATCGAGGCGGCCGGCGTGCCGCTGAGAGGCAGGGTGGCAGCATGAAGAATCCGGGGCACAAGAGGCGATTTCGCCAGGGTGGGCCGATGGATTTCGCAACCCTGCAGTTGGCCTCCGTGGACCAGGTCCATGAGATGCAGCGCCTCGCCGAGGATGAGGGTGTGGTGCTGCAGTGGATCATCTACCACGCGCCGCCGCACTCGATGACCGACGATGAGCGGCATCCCGCGTTTCTTGCCCGCCCCATGGTCTATGACTACGTCGGGCACCACAACTCAATGATGCTGGCCATCGTGTTGGTCGGTGAGACGATCGATGAGTTGCGCGCTGTGCTGGCGCGGCATGCTATCAAACTGGACATCAAGCGGTTTAGCGATCCGGCGGCGATCGAAGTCTGGGGACCTGATCCGGAGACGTACATCCCTGGGCCGCGCCGGGCGGCATAGGAGAAGACGCTAATGCCACAGATTGCACTTGAACTGATCCGCCCCAACCCGTTCCGCGACTTCGACCTGCACCCGATCGATGCGGAGCAGGTGGAGAAGCTAAAGGCATCCATCGAGGCTGACGGCTTCTGGGCCTCGGTGGTTGCCCGCAGGGTCGCTGGCGAATATCAGATCGCTTTCGGCCATCACCGCATCGAGGCGGCGCGGCAACTCGGCCGACAGGAAGCGCCGATCGAGGTGCGTGATCTGTCGGACTGGCAGATGGTGCGGATGTTGGCGTCGGAGAACGCGACGCAACGCGGCTCGACCGCTGCCGCCTGCCTGGATGCCGTTGCCGCGATGAGTAGGGTGCTGGCGTATAGTCTGCTGCGTTGGGATGAGGCGACCTTTGCCAAAAATTTGGCAGGGGTGGCCCTGGATTTCCCAACCTGTCGCGGGATGCTGGGCGCCGGCAAGGGCGTCGGGCGGTCCTGTATCGCCGCATTCGCGCCCAAGGATGCATTCAGCCGCATTCAGATCGAAGACGCGCTTGGGGTGCTCAAGGATAGCGGCCGGATGGCAGCCATCGTCGCGGCGGCACACGAGCGCGCGGCGGCCGAGTTGCAGGCTGAGCAGGAGGCCGCTGAACACGAGTTGGAAGCGGCGCAGCGCCGAGAGGCGGCGGCCAGGACCAAGCGGGATCGTGACACGGCTGCCAAGGAGACCACAAAGGCCAAGAAGAATGCGGTAGCAAAAGGAAAGGCCATAGTAAGCGCCGACAAGGCGGTCACGTCTGTGCAGCGGGAGCCGATCATCTTTGATGCGCGCTGCACCAAATTGTTCAAGCTGGACACCCACGCCAGGACGTTTCGGCAGATCGTTACCGGCGACACCTTTAAGGCATTCCTGCCGTTCAATAAGCAATATGAGTTTGCTCAATCGGTGCTGGCCGCGTTGCGCGAGAACATGCCGAATAAGGAGGTGACGGCGCGTGACATCCGTGCCGAGTGCTGGTCTCGTGTCGAGAGCGGTTTGAACCTGCCGAAGGGCAAGCTGCGCACGGCACCCGAGCGGCCCTATCTAGAGGAGATCAAAGAGGGGTTGAACCTGCTGCGTCGCGCGGAGGGCGACTTCAAGCGCGGTGTGGCGCTGTTGCTGCGCGGGTTCCAACTCGGCGAGCGGCTCGATGCCAAGCAGGCCGAACGGCTTGGCAAGATCGAGTCCACGTTCGCTGCCGGCTGGGATGGCATGAAGCAGTACCGTGAGAACGTCAAGCGACATCTAAAGCTGATCGGGGAGGAATAACGCCATGGCAGAGCGTGCATCGAACGTCGAGCTGGTTCGCAACTTCTACCAGCACCACAAGTTGGCATTTGCCCAGGCCGCGCTTCCTGACGGCGGCAACCAATTTGATTTCAGTGGCGACCAGTTCGACGCCTGGGCTGTCGCTGGCGGCTATATGGCTAAGCTGGCGCGCGACACCGACGAGTTGGAGCATGGTGGCGTGCTGTATGAGCGGCATCGCCTGCGCATTCGCATGAACCGTGCCGCACGCAAGGGCGAAGGGATCGACCGCGCCTACACGATCGAGGCGCGGGGCGGCAAATGGCGGGTGGTTCTGCTGGAGCGGTTCGTCGTCGAGCAGCCGAAGGCGATCGTCAGCGGCATCCGATCATGTCTGGAGCGATCCGACCGCGCTGCTGCGCAGTGCAACAAGTTCCTCGAGGCGCAGGAGAACATCAGCGACGAGGAGCGGTTGCTGTGCCGGATGCGGCTAGAGATGGCGCAGATGTCGATCTTCAACGGTGCCCAGATGATGGAGATGGTCATCATGGGGTTCGATGCCGAGAAGGCGCCGAACCTTAAGCGGCTGCGGCGCCGGATGGCCGAGGTGCTGTTGCGGGAAGCCAATGGCGGCAAGCGGCTGCGCGCTCCCAAGCGCCGCAAGCGCGCTGCATGACCGACGCGCCCCCCACCTACACCGGCAAGCTGAGCCGTGGCGGCCAGAACGAGACGGTGGTCGGCTTCCTCGTCGATACCATGGGCAGCCGCATCGAGATCTCGGGCTTCAAAGATCCGCGCGGCGGCGGCTACTTGCTCATCGGTAAGGTGACGCTGCCGGCTCATCTCGCGGTGCCGCTGGTGGACGAGCCATGAGCATCAAGCTGCTCACCGGCGATTGCCGCGACGTACTCAAGACGCTGCCGGACAGCAGCGTTCACGCGTGCGTAACTTCGCCCCCCTACTATTCATTACGGAGCTATCTCGATGCATCGCATCCAGACAAGCATCGTGAGCTAGGAGCGGAGCCGACGCCCGAGGCGTATCTGGCGGCGATGGTGGGGGTGTTCAGGGAGATCAAAAGAGTCCTTCGCCCCGAAGGGTGTTGTTTTGTTAATTTAGGCGATTCTTATTGTTCCGGAACGTCCGATGTGCGATATGTTTTGCGAGAAGATTGCACGTTAGATGAACTCAGATCTGTTTCCTTGGCAGTGTTCGGAGTGCGGCTCGACGGTGACGAAACGGCGAGCGAAGGGGCTATGTGCTCCGTGTTATCACCGGGCCTATCAGGCGGCGCTGACAGCCGCGAACCCTCGCCACCGCGCAGAGGAGTCGAAAGCCTCTTACCTGCGGAACCGATCGGCGGTGATTGCGAGGTCTGGGGAAAGGGCGCGACGCCTAAAGATCGAGGTGCTGACGGCCTTAGGCGGAAAGTGTCTATGCTGTGGGGAGACGATACCGCAGTTCCTGACGCTGGATCATATCAACGGCGACGGCGCGGCCCATCGGAAGAGGATGGGGCGGTCAACTCTCAGGATTTACCGGGAGGTCAGGCGCGAAGGCTTTCCGAAGCACAAGTATCGAGTGCTGTGCTTCAATTGCAATTGCGCGATCGGTATCTTCGGCTCCTGTCCGCACGGGACTTTGCCGATGCCGAAGTCCCTGCCTCTGTTCGTGCCTGCTTCAAGGCGAAATCTCTAGCCGCCAAGAACCTCATGATGATGCCGGCGCGGCTGGCGATCGAGCTACAGCGCGACGGTTGGTACCTCCGCTCGATGCTGCCGTGGCTGAAGCGCTCGGCCATGCCGGAGAGCGTCACCGACCGGCCCGCATCGGCGGTGGAGTACGTGTTCCTGCTGACGCGCTCGGCCAGATATTTCTGGGATGGCGAGGCGGTGCGTCAGCAAGCGACCCGCGGCTATGCCATCAACCCGAATGCGAACGCTAGGTCGGATCGCAAAGCGGCGTCGTCCAGCATGTGGAGAAATGCAGGCGATGGTCGGGAGGCGGTTGAGCGCGGACGCGATTATCGCGGCGAGACCCACGACAAAGAGAGCGGCCGCAACATGCGCAACAGCGACCTGTTCTACGACAGCCTGGAGGACGCGCCGGAGCCGGCGGCACGCATTGTGCGCGCCAAGACGTGGGCCGAACGTAAGGCTGGCGGCGAGCCGCTGCGACGCGGCGATCCAGGTGTTACCGGGCGCAATCCTACCCCATTAGGTGATATCGTCGCGCGCGACCCACCCGAACCCCTCGGCCTCATCCTCGACGCGGACGGCTCGCCGCTGGCGCTGGACGTGAACCCGGCGGCGTTCTCACAGGCACATTTCGCAACATTTCCTGCGAAACTGGTCGAGCCGCTGATCCGTGCCGGCACCTCGGAGCGCGGCTGCTGCGCGGCCTGCGGCGCACCGTGGGTCCGCTCCATCTCCGTGGAGTACGAGAACGCCGGCAACGGCAACAACAACATGGCGCGGAAGGGCGGCGACTTCGCCGAGGCGATGGCGTCGCGGCCCTATGAGGTGCGCAAGTTGCGGCATGCCACCACCACCGGCTGGTCGCCTGGCTGTGACCACGACGCCGCCGTGGTGCCTTGCACGGTGCTGGACCCGTTCGCGGGGGCCGGCACGACGCTGCTCGTGGCTGACCGGCTTCAGCGCGACGCGATCGGCATCGAACTGAATCCAGATTATGGGACCATGGCCACCGAGAGGTGTGTGGACGACGCGCCGCCGCTGGCCTGGATGGAGGCCCAAGGGGGAATGGCGCAATGACGTTGCGACACGCAGAGAATCAGAGCACAAACGAAATGCCGCCCCGGCAAGGGCGGCATTGTGATCGTTTCAAACTGGCGGGGAAGCCAGTGCTTGAGAAGGAACTCGCACCCCTTCTGTCGCACGAAGCGTCTCCGCCTGCAAGGGGGACGTGCGCATGAAGCACCTATACGACCTCGCCGCCGAACTGGCCCGCCCGGTGGAAACCGGGCACCTCACCCGCACCGACGCCGACGCCGCCCTGCTCGGCACCACGCTGCGCTGGTGGCGAGGCAAGAAACTCAATGGGTTAGACCCGATCCATGTCTACCGAGGCCAGCGCCACATCCTCGGCCTCCACCTCCAGCGGCTGACCATCCAGCGCCAGGTTGCCGAGGGCCAAGCCCGCATGACAGCCTGGAGGGCGCGTCATGGCCGATGACTTCAACGACTGGGTGGCCGACCTGACCCCCGAGCAGATCGCCGCCCAGGAAGCGGAGAACGCCGCCACCGACGCCTACACCGCAGGTTTCCGGCCCAAGCTGGCGGTCGACAACGATCCGCAGCCGCGCACCTTCGCGCTGCGCAACCTGCACATCAAAGACCAGCATGCGATCCCGCATCGCCAATGGCTCTATGGCACCGACCTGATCCGTGCCTTCGTCACCCTCCTCGTCGCACCCGGCGGCACCGGCAAATCCTCGCTCATCCTCGGCATGGCATTGGCACTTACTACCAACCGCCGCCTGCTGCGCACCCACATCCACCAGCAGTGCCGCGTCGCGCTGCTCAACCTGGAAGACCCGCAAGAGGAAATCGACCGCCGCATGGCCGCGCTCGCTTCCCACTACAACGTCCGCGACGAGGATCTGGAGGAGCGACTGTTCATCTCGCCGCCAGACCGCGGCGTCCGCATCGCAGAGGCTGGGCCAGACGGGTTCTCGGTCATCTATCCCGACGAGGAAGCCATCATCGCCGAGGTGCGCCGCAACCGCATCGACGTGCTGGCCGTCGATCCGTTCGCCGAGACCCACGCGCTGGAGGAAAACAGCAACCCCGCCATGGTCAAGGCCGCGGCCGCCTGGCGCCGCGTCGCCCGTAACGGCAACTGCTCGGTCGTCCTCGCCCACCACGTCCGCAAAGGCCCGGTCGACAGCATCGATGCCGCTCGTGGCGCCAAGGCACTCTCGGACAGTGCCCGCATCGGCCTGCTGCTCTCCACTATGAGCGAGGAGGAGGCCAACAGCCTCGGCGTGCCGCTGGACGATCGCCTGCGCTATGTCCGCATGGACGACGCCAAGGCCAACCTGGCCAAGCGCGCCGGCAAAGCCCGCTGGTTTCAGCTCTCCGAGGTCACCCTCGACAACGCCCAGCCGCCCTATAAGGAGGGCGACGCGGTAGGCGTCATCGAGACCTGGGAACCACCCAATGTCTGGGACGGCATGGTAGACGCCAACGGCGTGCTCGACCGCATCGCTGCCGGCATGCCCGATGGCGAGCCCTACACCGACAGTAGGCGCCACCCAGCCACCCGCTGGGCCGGCAACCTTGTCATGCGCGAACTGGACTGCTCGCCAGACCAGGCCGCCAACGTCATCAACACCTGGCTGCGTAATGGCGTGCTGGAGGTAACCAGCTACGAAACCGGCAACCGCAAGGAACGCCGCGGACTGCGCGTCAACGACGCCAGGAGACCAACCTCATGACACACCCACAACCAAACTTTGTGGCGCAGTTTGTGGAGCGTTGTGGCGCGGCGAAGGACGGTTGCGCCACAAATGCCCCTTCAGGGCATATTTTGTGGCGCACCCCAACCGTCCGTAGCCGGTTTGTGGCGCACGTTGTGGCGCAACCCTTGTGGCGCAACCCGCAGCCCATCGCCGCAATCATCGCCCGCGTCCTTGCCAAAGCCGGGATCGATGCTTGACGCAGTTGCACAACCGCGCTCAATTGCCCGTGAAAGGGAGCTCCGCACGCCTGCTGCTTCTGCGGACCTGCCTAGCGGACGCCGTCCAGTCTGGTGCGTCGTAGCCACATTTCCCCAGGCAGAGCGACGCGCCGCAGCCTCACTGCACCTCAAGGGCTTCGAGCCGTACCTGCCGCTCGTCACGGTGAGGTCGCCCTGCCGCCACTTCCACACTAGGGCTTTGTTCCCCGGCTACCTGTTCGTCCGCCTCGACTTGGCCAAACCCTGGCACCCAGTCTTGTTCGCCCCAGGCGTGTTCCAACTGCTCTCCCTCAACGGCATCCCCAGCACCTGCCCAGATGCCGCCGTACAAGCCGTCAGGAACGCCGTACAGGCCGCCGAGGCGTCAGGGAGCGGGGATACACTGTGGAAGCCGGGACAGCCATGTAGCCTCGCCCTAGGCCCGTTGCGTGGGCATAGCGCCGTCGTGCTCAGCGTCTCACGAGAAACCGCCACCCTCGCCCTGCTCCTGTTCGGCGAACTCCGGCAGGTCTCTGCACCCGTGGGTTGGTTGATGAGCAGAGAATAACCACGTTAGATATTGGTGCTGTTATATCCCCTCTGAACAAAATCCTCCCAGTCTCTGATATCGTTCCATATTCCCGGAATTCGCGCACCCATTCATCAGTCCAAATCGCCCAAATCGCCGCATCAATCAGGGAGTTCGGTTGGACCAATCCAGTTTTGGTCGATAACGAGAACATCCTCATCGCAGGACATGGCCGCCTCGAGGCCGCCAAGCTCCTCGGCCTCGCCAATGTCCCCGCCATGGTCATCGAGGGACTGTCCGACGCCCAAAAGCAAGCGCTGCGCCTCGCCGACAACAAACTCGCCCTCAACGCCGGCTGGGACGACGACCTGCTGCGCACCGAACTCATGGACCTGCGCGATGTCGGGTTCGACCTCGGCTTAACCGGCTTCGGCGACGACGAACTCGCGGCCATCTTCGCCGATCACACCACGGGCCTCACCGATCCCGACGATGTGCCAGAGGCACCGCTCGAGCCGGTGTCGCGCCTCGGCGACGTGTGGCTGCTCGGGCGTCACCGCCTGGTGTGCGGCGATGCAACCTCCGAGGTCGACGTGTCGCTCGCACTCGCCGGCGTCCGCCCGCACCTCATGGTCACCGATCCGCCCTATGGGGTGGATTACGATCCAGCGTGGCGCAGTGACCCAAGCGTGGCTGCCCGCATCCGCCATCCCAAGAAGGGCGCAGTCGGAGAAGTGGCCAACGACCACAACGCCGACTGGCGAGATGCGTGGCTGCTGTTTAGTGGCGATGTGGCCTACGTCTGGCATGCAGGCAACAAGGCGCACGTTGTTGCCGAAAGCCTGATGGCAGCGGGCCTGGAGATCAGATCGCAGGTCGTGTGGGCCAAGCATCGGTTCGTCATCGGCCGCGGTCACTATCATCCACAGCACGAGCCGTGCTGGTACGCTGTGCGCAACCATGGGCACTGGCAGGGCGACAGAACGCAGTCAACGCTCTGGACCATAGATGCGCACCAACGATCCGAAACCGGCCACAGCGCGCAGAAGCCAGTCGAGTGCATGCGCCGCCCGATCGAGAACAACTCCAGCCCAGGCCAAGCCGTCTACGACCCGTTCGTGGGATCGGGAACAACGCTGATCGCCGCCGAAATGACCGGCCGCTCATGCCACGCCATCGAGATCAGCCCGGCATATTGCGATGTGTCGGTCCTCCGCTGGCAGGCGTTCACCGGCAGCATCGCAACCCGCCCAGACGGCACACCATTCGGAGCAGCCCATGCGGAGACGCGGCAAGCCACCGCACCAGCCGACTGAGAAGCTGCGCCGCCAGGTCATGACCATGACCGGCCTCGGCATCATCCAGGACGACATCGCGCGCTTCATCGAGATCGACGACAAGACGCTGCGCAAGCATTACCGCCGCGAACTCGACACTGGTGCCATTGAGGCCAACATGCGCGTTGCCGGCTCGCTGTTTACCATGGCGACCCAGGACAAGGTGCCGGCCGCCGCGATATTCTGGCTGAAGGCCCGCATGGGCTGGAAAGAAACCCAAGACCTCAACGTTGCCGGCTCCTACGTCATCGAAACCGGCGTTCCGCGCCGCGATGGCTCCATCATCACAGGCGTGCCGCGAGCTAATGGCCTCATCATCGACCAGGAAACGGATTAGCTGCGGCGCCTACCGGCCGCGCCCGCAGTTCGTGCCCTTCCACCAACGCACCCAACGCTGGGCCTGCCTCGTCGTCCATCGTCGCGCCGGCAAAACCGTCGCATCCGTCATGGATCTCGTCGATGCAGCACTGCGCTGCCGCAAACCCGAAGGCCGCTTCTCCTATCTCGCGCCCACCTACGCCCAGGCCAAAGATGCAAGCTGGCAATACCTCAAGCGCTTCACCGCCGACATCCCAGGCATCGAACAGCGCGAGTCCGACCTCATGGTGCGCTTTCCGAACGGTAGCCGCGTTCGTCTATACGGCTCCGAGAACTACGACCGGCTGCGCGGCACCTACGCCGATGGCGTCGTGCTCGACGAATACGGCGACATCGATCCGCGCGCCTGGCCCGAGGTGCTGCGTCCGTCGCTCGCCGACCGCGAAGGCTGGGCCGTGTTCATCGGCACTCCTAAGGGCCGTAATGCATTCCACGATGTCCATCGAGAAGCCCAGGACAATCCAGCTTGGTATTCACTCGTGCTGCGAGCTTCCGAAAGCGGATTGCTGCCACAGTCCGAACTCGACGACATGCGCAGCCAGATGACCAGCGACCAGTATGACCAGGAACTAGAATGCAGCTTCGATGCCGCCATCCGCGGCAGCATCTACCGCAGCGAGCTCCACGAGATGGAAACCTCGGGTCGCATCTGCAGCGTGCCATACGATCCCGCCGTGCCGGTCTGGACCGCGTGGGATCTCGGCATCGGCGATGCCACCAGCATCTTCTGCGCGCAACTCGTCGGCCGCGAAATCCACATCATCGACTACCACGAGGACACCGGCCAATCGCTCACCAGCTACGTTGATTGGCTCGACAGCAAGCCCTATCGCTACGGCCTCGACCTGCTGCCGCACGACGCCGGCGCACGCGAGCTCGGCACCGGCAAGACACGGGAGGAACTGCTGCGCGCCAACGGCCGCAAGGTGCGTGTGCTGCCGCGCCAGGAGATTGACGACGGCATCAACGCGGCCAAGATGATGCTGGGACGCTGCTGGTTCGACAAGCAGCGCACCGAGCGGGCGCGAGAGTGCCTGGCGCACTATCACCGTGACTTCAACGACAAGATGGGCGTGTTCCGTGATGCGCCGGTGCATGACTGGAGCAGCCATTGCGCCGATGCCCTGCGCACCTTGGCCATGGGCATTCAGGACGCGGCGCGGCTGCCGCAGCCGTTCAAGCCGCAGGTCGTGGTGCGCGATTACCCGAGCCGCGGCCAAACCGCATGGATGACCATGTGAGCCGCAGCCGGCTTATCGCCTGGGGTGTCGCCCTGACTGGGGCGCAACTTGCCGCAGTCGTTCATTTGTTCACCCAGCATGAGTTGAAGCGCGTGCTCCTACTGAAGGCAGTAAATAACCGGAAGGTGGCTCGTTTGATCAGGCGGGGGACGAGATGAGCGGCACAACCAAAACCGAATACCAGGTGCAGCGGTTCGGCGGCTCGACCATGCCGGATGACCAGGCGACCGCCCGCTGGCTGAACGACCGCGCTGCCGAGGGGTGGGTGCTGCTCACGGTGGATGCCGGCGTCGGCTACTTCACACGCACCGCTGCCGCTCCCGCCAACATCTCGGTGCCGCACGTCAGCCAGACCGGCAACGTGCTGCACTGCACGATGGGCGAATGGAGCCACGAACCGACCTCGTATGCCTACCAGTGGCAGGGTGATGGCGAGGATGTCGGCACTAATTCGGCCGACTACACGCGCACACCGGGCGATGTGGGCAAGACCGCGACCTGCATCGTCACCGCGTACAAT